TACGTCAACGCGCAGGGCTACGCCGCGCCGTAGCGGCCGCGATCCACAGCTTTTCCCGCGCTTAGCCACAGGCTTATCCACATGACCGAACCGATCGAGCCGGGTGGCAGCGAGGCCGCGCCGGATGCTCCTGCCATGCCGATCGTGGCGCAGCGCGCGCTGGCGGCTCCGGCCACCGTCGATCGCGCGGCACGCACCGTTGAGGTCGTGTGGTCCACCGGTGCCCGGGCCCGCAACTTCGTCCCCGCCCTCGGCCTCATCACCGAGGAGCTGGAGATGTCGCCGAACGCGGTGCGCATGGACGCGCTGCGATCGGGCCAGGCCCCGGTGCTCAACACCCACCGCCGCGGCGATGCGCGTGACGTCCTTGGCCGCGTCACGGCCGCCCGCCTCGAGCGCGGGCGAGGCTACGCCACGCTCCAGTTCTCTGCCGCCGCGGACGTCGAGCCGGTCTGGCAGCGCATCGCCGACGGCACGCTGCGCGCGGTGAGCGTCGGCTATCGCGTGCATCGCTACGAGCCGCGGCCGGACGCCGCGACCGGCGAGACGGTCCATCGTGCGGTGGATTGGGAGCCCTTCGAGATCTCCGTCGTGCCGGTCCCGGTGGACCGGGACGCCGCAGTACGCGCGCAGGGGATCAGGGCCTCCCCGCGCCGGCGATCGAGCCCGCCCTGCCTGACGAGGAACCCACCATGCCCGAGACGACGCCGGCTGAGCCGGCTGCTGCCCCGTCGGCGCCGCCGTCCGCCGCGCCGTCCACCAGCCCGCCCCAGGAGACCACCGTGACCATCACGCCCAGCGCCCAGGCGCCGGAACCCACCCGGGCTGCGGCGCCCGACCTCGACGCGGTTCGTGCCGAGGCGCAGCGCGCCGAGCGCGAGCGCATCGCCGCCATCGACGCCGCCATCGAGGCCGCCCGCGCCCTCGTCCCGGCCGATCGCATCCCGCCGATCCGCAGCGAGGCGGTGGAGCGCGGTTGGAGCGCCGACCAGGTCCGCCGCGCCCTGTTCGACCTCCTGGTGACGACCGCGCCCAAGCCCTCCATGCCGGCGCGGCCGGAGAGCGGCCCCGGCCACGACGATCCCGCCATGCTGATCGACGCCATGGCCGAGGCGCTCGCCGCCCGCTCCATGCCCGGCTACCAGCCGCAGGGGAACGGCCGCCACGCCGAGTTCATGGGCTGGCGCCCCTCCGCCATGATCGGCGAGCTGATGCGCGCCCGTGGCGAGCGGAGCGTGCCGCGCAACCCAACGCTGCTCGCCGAACGCGCCTTCCACACCACCTCCGACTTCCCGATGCTGCTCTCGGCGGCGGCCAACAAGATGCTGCTCGCCGCCTACCAGCCGGCGCAGCCGACCTACCGGCAGATCTTCCTCCGCCGCGACTTCCGCGACTTCAAGCCGCACCGGCACCTCCGCGTCGGCGACTTCCCGACGCTGCTGCCGCTGCTGGAGAACGGCGAGATTCAGGCCGGGACGATGTCCGAGAGCCAGGAGATCGTCCTGCTGCAGACCTTCGCACGCCGCATCCGCGTCACGCGGCCGATGCTGGTGAACGACGACCTCGGCGCCTTCACCGACTTCGCCGCCGCGATCGGCCGCCGCGTCGCCGACTTCGAGAACGCCACCGCCTACGGTCTGCTGAACCTGGCCAACGGTGACGGCCCGACGCTGATCACCGGCAACGCCGCGGTGTTCGGCACCGGCGCGGCGCGCGCCAACAAGGCGGGCGCCGGCTCGGCCCTCGACCTCGGCGGGCTCGCCACCGGCCGCGCCGCCATCATGCGCCAGAAGACCCTCGACGGGCTTCCGATCGCCATCGGCTCCTCGATGCGGCTCCTGGTCGGCCCGAACCAGGAGCTGGCGGCGCGGCAACTGACCGTGAGCGTCGCGGCGACCCAGACGAGCAACGCGAACGTCTTCGCGGGCTTCGTGCAGCCGCTTGTCGAGCCGCTGATCCAGGCGAACCGCTGGTACCTGTTCTCCGACCCGCTCTCGGCGCCGGTCTACGTCTACGGTTACCTGAACGGGGCGGAGGGACCGCAGGTCACCACCGGCCCGGTCTCCGGCGTGGACGGCGTCGAGGTCAGCGTGATCTTCGACTTCGGCGTCGGCGCCATCGACTGGCGCGGCGCCTGGTTCAACCCGGGCACCTGATCGCTCTGCCGCTCGGCGCCATCAGATGTTGGTGGCGCCGAATGGGTTCTGGACCGTCACGCCGCGCCAGGTGAAGCCGTCCTGCATGTCCTCCGAGAGGAGCAGGCGGCAGCCCGCCTGCGCGGCGCCGGCCAGCATCACGGAATCCCAGAAGGCGAGGCGATGGGTGGTCACCAGTTCCATCGCCTCGAGGATCACCCCCGGCGTGGTGTCGATCAGCGGGAAGCTGTCCGACCAGCCGAGCACGGCGCTGCGGGCCTCCGCCGCCTCGCGCTTGGCCTTGCGGGTCAGTACTATGAACAGCTCGCCCAGCGCCTGCGCCGGCACCATCAGCTCGTGCTCGGCGAAGTCGCGCAGGATCAGCAGCGCGGTGTCCTTGCGGTCCTGGCCGTTCACGCCCTCGGCGTATGCCAGGACGTTGGTGTCGAGCGCGACCCTCACCTCAGCGCTCGTAGAGTTCGTCGCGGGTCCAGCGCCCGACGTCCTGCGCGGGCTGACGGGCGAGGCGTGCAAGGAGGCTCGTGCGCGCCGCCTCGCGGCCAGCCTCGGCCGAGCCGCAGGGAACCAGCTTGGCGACGGGCTTGCCGTGTGAGGTGACCACGAAGGTCCGGCCCTCCTCGCGCACCTCGCGCAGCAGGCGGGAGAAGGCGCGATTGGCCTCGGCGGCGGAGATGGCTTCGTCCATGCCGTGATAATAGTGAAATGCACTACTTGCCGCAACCGGCATGTCGGCTCCGGTGCGGCCCCCTCCCATCACCATCGCAGGAGTACCCCATGCGGAACTTCGTCCAGCCGGGCGACAGCCTGGCCGTTGCCGTGCCCTATGCCGCCGGCGTTACCGCCGGCCAGGGCGTGCTCGTCGGCGCTCTGTTCGGCGTCGCCGCCGTCGACGGCGCGCAGAACGCCGTCATCGAGGCAGCCACCCAGGGCGTGTTCGACCTCACCAAGGAGCCCGCGCTCGCCATCTCCGCCGGCGCGCGGGTCTTCTGGGACAACACCAACCGCCGCGTCACCACTACCGCGACAGGCAACTTCTCGATCGGCATCGCCACCACGGCGGCGCTGGCCGCCGACGCGACCGTCCGCGTCTGGCTCAACCGCGTCCCGGCGTCCGGCGCATGAGCGGCGATCCCAAGGCCAGCCGGGGCTACCGCAACCGCAACCCCGGCAACATCGAGCACGTCGCCACCAACAAGTGGCTCGGCCTCGAGACGCCGCCCTCGGACGGTCGCTTCTGCCGGTTCCGCTCGCACCAGCACGGCATCCGCGCGCTGGCCCTGCTGCTGCAGAGCTACCAGGACCGGCACGGGCTACGCACGGTCCGCGGCATCGTCGCGCGCTGGGCCCCGAGCAACGAGAACGACACCCGCGCCTATCAGGCGGCGGTCGCCGCGCGGCTCGGTGTCGGGTTCGACGACCCGATCGACCTGCACGACGCCGCGACGATGCGCGGGCTGGTCGAGGCGATCATCCGCCACGAGCTCGGCGGCATGCCCTACGCGCGGGAGACGATCGCGGAGGGTCTGCGCATGGCGGGGCTGGTCGAGCCCGGCCTCGCCCACAGCGGCACCGTCCGCGCCGCCGCGGGCTCGGTGGTGGCCGGCGTCACGACCGCGGCGGTGGTTGATGCCGTCACGACGCTGGCGGCGCATGCCGAGGGCCTGGCCGCGGTGCTGCGCGCACTCGGCCCCTGGGGCGTCGCCGCCGCGGTGATCGGCGTCGCCGCCTGGACCATCCACCAGCGGCTGCAGCGGCAGCGGGAGGTCACCCGATGACGGACCATGACCGCGAACTCGGCACCATCGTCACCCTCCTGACCGAGATCGAGCGGCGGCTGGCCGAGGGCGACAAGGACATGCGCGAGCTCACCCGCACCGTCACGGAGTTGGTCAAGGCGATGGCCGGGCTGACGGCGCGGCTGACGCTGGCGGCCGGTGGGGTGCCGGGCGCATCGCCGGCCATCCCCGCGACGGGCGCGGCGGCGGCCGGCGGCATCGTCGGCGCGGCGGTCGGGGCTAAGCTCGCCTCCTGGCTCGGGCTCGGCTGATCCGCCATGGGCGTGTTCGACGATGCGCTCGCGGTGCTCGCCGCCGACGCGAACCTCGGCGTCGAGGCGACCTACCGGGCGGCGGGCACCGGCGCTCCCGTGTCGCTTCGCGTGCTGCGCTCCAGCCCGGATCGGGTGCTGGACGCCTTCGACACGCCGCTGCTGCGCGCGACGGACGTGCTGACTGTCAGCCTCGCCCTGCTGCCAGCCATCGAGGCGGGCGACACCTTCACCATCGGCCCGGACCTGCTGACGGTGGACAGCGCCGAGCGGGACGCTGCCGGCGTCGCCTGGCGCGTGCTGTGCCGGCGGTAGGCCGTGCGCCTCTCCGCTGTCGTCGGGGATCTCCGCAAGGCGCTCGCGGAGGAGGTCCGCGCCGGTGAGCGTGCTGCCTCTCGCGCCGTGCGCGCCGAGACGGATGCGCTGAAGACTGAGCTCCGCGGCCAGGTCACCGGCTCGCTCGGCGGCAAGGCGCGCGGCATCGCAAACGCCTGGCGCTCGCAGGTCTTCCCCCGGACCGGCGTGTCGATGCGCGCTGCCGGCCTGGTCTGGAGCAAGACCCCGCTGGTGATCGATGCCTTCGAGCGCGGGGCGCTGATCCGGCCGAAGGGCGGCGGGCGCTTCCTGGCGATCGCCACCGGCTTCAACGCCGCCCGCGGCTGGCGCGGCCGCGGCGACAAAGGCCTGCGTGTCACGCCGGCCCAGATGGTCGCCTCCGGCCAGGGCTTCCTCCGGCCCTTCCGTTCGGGGCGCGGCTTCGTCTGGTGCCTGCCGCTGCGCCAGGGCGCGGCAACGGGCCGGCGCCGCCGCACCCGCCTCATCGCTGGCGGCGTCGCCGAGGTCGGCACCGCCAACCGCAAGGGCCGCGAGGCCTGGGCCCGCGGGCTGCTCGAACAGGGGATGGTGCCGATGTTCCTGCTGCTGCCGCAGGTGAAGCTGGCCAAGCGCCTCGACGTCCGCGGGGCGTCGCTGCGCGCCCTGCGCCGCCTGCCGCGGCGCTTCGTGGCGGCCTGGGAAGCCGAAGCCGGGAGGTCCGCGTGAGTGCGCGAGAGACGGCGCTGGCCGCCCTATCCGCCCGCCTGGGCGCCGCCCTGGCCGCGCGGAACCCGGCCCCCAAGGTCCTCCGCAACGAGACCGTGCCCCAGCGCCTACCCCCCGGCGGCCTGGTGGTGGTGCGCGACGGCGAGACCGTGGAGGAGACCCCGATCCTGTCGCCGCTCGCCTGGGCGGTCGAGCACCGCGCCGAGGTCGAGGTCGTCGCGACCACGGGCGCGCTGCTCGACGCGCTGCTGGTCGACATCGCCGCCGCCATCGCCGGCGACCGCACCCTCGGCGGCGCGGTCGAGTGGGCGCAACCCGGCGCGCCCTCCTTCGACGAGGCCGAGACCGAGGGCGCTGCCGCGGCCCGCGCCGCTTCGGTCCCCGTCACGCTGTCCTTCACCGTCGCCGGCTCGCCGCTGGCCTGATCCCGATCCCGGAGACGCTCCATGCCCCGTGCCATCGGCGCGAACTCGCGCCTGCTCATGATCCCCGAGGTCACCTACGGCACCGCGCCCGGCGGCAACTGGCGGCGCGTGCCCTTCCTCTCCTGCAACCTCGGCGCCGAGCAGCCGCTGCTGGACGCGGACGTCATCGGCCTCGGCGGCAATCGCGATCCCGCCGCGCCGTTCTTCGACACCGTCACGGTCGAGGGCGACGTCGTCGTGCCGGTGGACCTGATCAACATCGGCCACTGGCTGCGGCTGCTGCTCGGCGCGCCCACCACCACCGGCACCAACCCGAATTTCACCCACACCTTCGGCTCTGGCGCCGCGACGCTGCCCTCGCAGGCGATCGAGATCGGCTACCCCGACGTGCCGAGCTCCGACGTCTGCGCCGG